TGTGGCATCATGAACACATCAGAGTTGAAAGTTTTAATATGATCTGTAACTGCTGTGTCTTCTGTTAAATCAAAATATGCAACATTGTTTTCGTTGCATGAATCGGCTATTAATGGATTAGCATCATATGGAGCCGCTGACACTATGATGTCTTGTTTAGATACAAATGCATCTAGTTCTGTCTTGTTAAACACATCTAATTTTTGTATTTCGTCATTGCCAAATTTATCAGCAACAGTGACATTGTGTTCAGTTGTTTTAAGATAGTTGTAAATTGTGCCACCAATTTTGCCAGCACCAAGTATTCCAATATTTTTCATATGCAGTATTTTATCCTCTGCCGCTATCGGTGATGAATTTTTCTGGACCTTCTGTAACAAATTCCAGTCCTACCTGTCGACCGATGTACAGATTTTTTTCTGGATTCCATTGCATATTAATTTTGGCAGTTTTCTGTACCACTGCTGTTAAAAATTCTTTCTCTCTAAATGATAATACTTCTGCTTCTATTATTTTTTCATTTTTTAAACATTTGATTGTGATTTTATCGTCAAAGTGTGTTGTTTTCATCATTGTCCTTATTGTTGATTTTGTCTTGAGTTGCATAAAAGTGATACAATATAAAATCTGCCCATAATAGATTTACAAGGTATCCAAACATACTGTATCTGATATTAAACAATATTGGTAAGAAAAATAACACCAGCCACAACATAAGTAGATAATGTCTTTTACGATGAATGGGTACGGTCCAAAGTAACCAGTTCATTTAACTATTGAATTTTCTAATTTTTTCTGCTTTTTTAAGATTAATCAATCTTTTTTTTGCGGTTTCTCTTTTTATTTCACTAGGTTTTTGATAGTGCTGTCTATCTTTTAGTTCTTGAAAAAGTCCTTCCTTTTTCATTTTACGTTTCATCAAACGTAAGGCTTTTTCAACATTATTATTCCTGACTTCTATTTTCACAGTTCCTCCATTTTTATGTTTAATTTAGTCAAATACTACTAAAATATAACATTATTTGTGTATAAAGTCAATAGCAAGATAAGTATTATTAATGGAGAGTTACCAATGGCTAAAAAATCGGATAGAGTACTCAGACGCGAAATCAAAAAAGCCGAGAAAGCCATTCGTAATAAATCACGTATAATACCAAAACGTGATACCAAATCCAGTCTGGATAAAACAGCAACTTTTCCAGAATCCCACGTAATCACCCTAGATGATCTAACTAATCCGGATTTTGATAAATAGTGACTTTGTGCTTTTTGCACTAGAAGATCAATTACAAGATATGATCTGCAATTTTTAAATCAACCAATTGTTTTGCTGTAAAATATTGATCGGAAGGATTGTTGAATTTTTTTCTAACATCTACCAAACTGTATCCGGTAGCATCTCTTAATATCTGCATACATCTTTGTTCACAGTTGTTGTTTTCTTTCATCTGTGCTTTCATGTCATGCATTTTGGATTCCATTGTGTCCGAGTGTTGATGGTTTAATATGCCTGTGTTTTTACCAATGTAACGCTCACCTTGTTTGCCACTGGCGAATATCAAAAAGCCTGCACTCATCACAGCACCAATACCAATTGTGCTGACATGATGGTGACTGTTCCGCATCACATCTATCAATGCAAATGATTCATACAAATCGCCACCCACTGTGTTGACGTACAATGTCAATGTGCGTTTTGGTTTTTTGTTGAGATTGGCTGACAGAATCCATTTGATTGCTTTGCTGACATTATCTTCTGTGATTTCTCCGTTCAAATAATGAACGTCATTGTCATAAAGACTGACTTCTGCTCGCTCTTCTGCACTGTAATTTTCGTACTTTTTCATTATCGTTGTATTTATAAGAAATTTGGGTATGGCAATTATATGGGCAGTTAATGGAACTAATCCTGCTGAGTCCAGGAATATTTGGATAGTTCTGAATCTTCAGCCCATCTTATGAACAGTCCCAGTTCCTTGCCATGTGCTTCTATCTCCCAGGGCAGATCCCAGTAGTTGGTGTTGCTGTCCACTGCTTTATTTTGCCATCTGCTTGATCCCGAACGTGACATATCAACCAACTCACCTTTGCTGTACTGTTTGACGTGGACCATCTCGTGTGCTATGGTCTCCATTATTGTTCTTTTGGATCCTGTGCTGTCCACAGTTATTGTAAATTCTTTTGGTCTATGATTACTGTCATCAAAATCAACTTCGCCTAATATACCATCTTCCTTGTACAATGTCTTGGAAAATTCTACATCAATCACAACCGAGTCTTTGATCTTCAATTTCTTGGCACAGTAATGAACAAGACTTTCCGTCAAGTCTGTGATACTTTTGTTTGCTCCTGAAACAGTGACCAACATTATCCTTTTGCCAACTCCATAGCCAACTGCTTGATTTCATCTGTTAAAAATTTGATTTCTTCTTGAGGTCTTTTTTCAGCGATGGCTTGTTCAACTGCCATACTTTTTTGTTTAATGGCAGTTAATTTAATTTTAATATCTTCGAAATTGTGATATTGTAACATAATTTTATATTAACACAAATACGAGTTGATGTCAATTGTCTATTTTTTGATTTTGGGAAACAAAGCATCTGTGCAGAACAGTTCTACATCTGCTTCTGCCAATCCCAATGACTTCATAACCCTTGGAGTATGCGGATTTTGTTGCTGATTATGGCAGTAATAGTTCTGTGCTTCTATGGTATCTTCTTTTTTGGCAGTGCCGTTGTACTCTGCAATAGAATCAAAATACATTTTTAAATTTTCCAATGCCAAATTCACAATCGCTTTGGATTCTTCTTCACTGCTGACATTGCCTGCGGCAACCATTGAGCCACTGAATATGTTTAATGCCCATTGTGGTAATTCACGTTTCTTGCTGGGAATGAATTCTTCCACCGCATCTTTGAAGGCATCTATGAGTGGATGATCTTCTCCGCCAGAACTTTTTGAAAAGTCATGGAAGGCTCCTGTCATTTTGTTTTTGCCTGCGATAACATCAAATCCGTATATAGGACCATTGTTGTCCAAGTTAGGAAAGATACACACGTGCATCATCCATAATCCTTTTGAATCTCTAGCATCCACAACATCTATATGACAACGTCTACAGTCTTTGGTTTGCCAAACTCTGTTGATCCAACCGTTGTCTGGTTGATTGAATTGTGCCATACCTTCTTCTTGAATCTCCGTGCCTCTTGCGTCAAACTCTTTTATGATTTGTTCTTTGCAGTCTATTAGAGTGTCCCATATTATGCTCATAATGTTATCCTTTATTTTTTTTTAATAATGATTCAGTATACCTACTAAATTTTGTATAATAATTTCCATCTATCTCTTTTCCATAATTCAGATCTTTAATCAATAAATGAAAAGTTAATCCAATTTTCCATGATACATTTTCCATGTTGTAGTTACTTGAACCATGTATGACACACGAATCTTGTATAATAGCATTTCCTGGAATCCAAGGAAACGTCTCTTCAATACTTATTCCTTCATAAGAGGTGGCATAATCTTTCTTACCAACGTGTTTGTTGAACCAATCTGTATCAATACAATCATATTTGCAATTTTCAACCCCATAATCTTCGTAAGGTTTTTCTCTAAGAATATTGCTATACACAGCAAAGTATTTGTTTCTACGACCTTTTTGGAATAATGTTGCTCTACTTTTGTATCGTTGTTCGCAAGTATAGTAGAACAGTTCTTTATCATCAGAAAGTTCAATAGGTATTACAACGTCTTTGTATGGCTTGTATCCAGGTATATGTGTTATACAATCTGTATGTAATTGATATGGTGTAAGGATTTTAAAAAATTGGTCTCCAACACTTATTGGATCATTACTTACTGAACTATAAAAGGTAAAATCTTCTTCTAATTGAGTTTTTAATTTGTCATAGATAATTTCTTGAATTAATTGGTACTTACTAGGATGATTTATACGTAGTATTTTATTGTTAACATTCTCTCCATTATTTTCATATTCGTTTAAAAAGAAATCAAATAAGGTTTTTCTTTCTTTGTCATCTAAAAATTTCTCTACCATGTAAGATGATTGATCGTTGTTTGTAAAAAATTCTATGTTTGGATCATGGATCACATCTTTATCTTCTGGCAAACTGATTCCTGGATTAGACTTGTAAAACTTAGGCATAATTAGAACTCCTAGGATCAGCATTGAATTCTTTAAATTTTTGCAACTCTTGAGAGTATCTACTAAAAATAGTAGAAGGATTATATTCTAATATTTTTTTGAATAATCTTAATGTAATACCTAATTTATATTTTCCGCCTTGTAGATTATAATTAGTAGCACCATGTATTACTGAACTATCAGTAACAATAGCAGTGCCTGGTGTCCAAGGCAACATTTTATCTATACTAAATCCTTTTAACACTTCATAATTATATATTCCGAAATACTGTTCATACCATTCTTTTGAAATCATTTTATTAGGATCTGCTTCATAGTTCTTGAAAAAACTGTATTGATCGTATGTCTTTTCTCTTATGACATCTGTATACAGTGTAAACACTTCATCTACATGACTGTATTTGAACCTTGCTCCCCTTCCGTACCAACGTTGTTTGAATGTGTAATATGGTGCGTTGTCGCAACCTTCTAGTTCTAAAGGAATCAACACATCTTTGTAAGGCACATACCCTGGTATATGTATAATTGCATCAGTGTGTGGAGCAAATATACCTTGTTGCCAAAAATAAAAATCTGCTGTTTGTTGTAAGTCTTGTTCATTTTTTGCAATATCGTTATATGTAAACCACTCACCAAACAATTTGTTTAGTTTAGGTACAATTATTTCATTAAGTTCTGGAAATTGAAGCGGGTATTTTAAAAAGAAATGACTTTTATGTAGTTTAAGTCCGTCACTGGTCACCTTGTCATAATAAAACTTTTTACAAAACTCTGTTTCAGTGTCATCTAAAAAATTAATTTGGTACGGAGATTCTTCTTCAATAAAACCTTCAAATGATTTGTCGTGTGGATTATGAATTAAATCTTTGCCGTATATACCTAGTTGTTTGGCTTGTTCACTATGGTCAGACATTACGCACTGCCATCTAGAAAAGGATCATCTATTTCCTCTCCTTTTAATGCTTTTACTCTGTCTTCAAGCACACTGATTGCAGTTATGATATGGCCACAATCTGTTTCTTGTACTCTGCTTTTCAAATAGTTTATTTCTTGTTGAAGTATGTTTGTTCTAATTAGATTGCCTGAAAAGTCTTTTCTTGATTTTCTTAGAGGTGATGTGTTACTTAACTTGACCATCTTGCATTTCTTTAAACAGTTGAGTGGCAAAGTTAAAACACACTTTGGCTTCTTCTGCCATGCTGTCTTTGGTTTTGCTTCTAATTTTGTCTTTTAAATCTGTTACGTCCCCTTCAAACTGATACAGTTTACCTGAACCAGGCACTTTCTTTTTCAGTATCTGTCCACCACTTAAATCTCCCATGTGCCTCACATAAACATGGGCCATCACTTTGTCAACATCGTCACGTATACGGAAAATGTGTTCCATATATTTCTTTGTGGAAGGTTTATGTTCTGGTGGAGGATTATCTCCCCATAATTCAATATAGTCTTCCATTATGCTAGGAGCTCTTCTGATTGTTGGAATGTTGTTGAAGATACCATGCATCATTGCTGTGGCTTCAAGTGTATCATAAATGGCATGTTGATTGAATAAAAATTCCGCATATTGTTTTTCGTCCACAGTGCCGCGAAATATCTCCATCACAAATTGCTGACGTTCAGCATTTTTGTGTTCTTCCATTGTTAATTCTTTTAATGAACTCATTCTTTTTCTATTATTACTTGTAGTGGATAACCTTTTGCTCTACTGGCATTGGTAACTTCTGTGCCTTTTTGTTCTGCTATCTCGTATGTGTACACTGCAATCACACACGAACCTTCTTTGTGAATTTTAAGTGTTAATTCTTTTGCTGTTTCTATGGTGTGTTTGAACACACTACAAATTATGTCTATCACAAAATCCATTGGTGTAACATCATCGTTCATGATGATCACCTTAAAATTGTCGGGTTGCTTTACAACCTGTTTGATCTTTTCATCTATTTGTACATCTATGTCAGTGCCTGTCATTCTATTCCTGTTGTTAGTGCGGTAGGGTGTTGCCACCCTACCTATATTAAAGTTACTTAACTTCGATAGTTCTTGCCTTCTTACCTTCTGGAATTATTCTTTCCATGGATATTTTTAGCAAACCATCTTTAAGTTCTGCTCCTTTTACTTCCACATCGTCAGCAATAGTAAAGGCTTTTGCGAACCATCTCTTACTGATTCCTCTGTGAAGCATACCGTCTATGTCAGAATCTTTGGCTTTTTCCTTAGATTTGACAGTCAACATATTGTCCTTGTATTCTACATCAATGTCGTCTTTTGAAAAACCTGCAAGTGCAAGTTCCACGTCATATGTGTAGTCACCGGTCTTCACTATGTTGTACGGTGGAAAGTTAGTAGCAGTCATTTGATTGAAATTGTGGTCATCAATCATTCTTTCAAAATGATCGAACACATTGTCGAATCCTACTGTTACTGGTCTTAATTGATTGAATATAGATAGTGTTTTATTTGTCATCGCTTTTCTCCTTTTTAAGCAAGTTAATGTAATGTAAGTCCTATCAAGCAACCTACACACTTATTTATTACACATAATTGCGTAATACTGTATTATATAATAGTTAAACCTAAAAAATCAAGAGAAAAAATAAAAAAATTTACCAAAACAACTATTGTTGGAATCCATTTAGTTTGGCTATCTGATCATTTTCTGGAGTCATGGCAATCATGGTGTTAAAACTCATGCTGATACGATCCTTGTCTGTTGTGTTCCCTTCCACACTGTGTTTGACCCAACTTGGAAAAATTATGATCTTGCCTGGTGCCGGATTATAAGTGGCTTTTTGCGAAGTGATTTGTGAATATTTTGGCAGTCTTGGCATAAAAAATTCAGCATCATCCTCTCTATAAAATTGTATTCTTCCTTGTTCAGGTGTTGCGTCTATGTAATATACTCCACTTAAAAGACTGTCTCTGTGATTGTGAGGTTGATTATAACTGCCGTTAGGATTAACATTCCACCAAAAGTCACTGATTTGTAGTGTGGGCAATTCTGCCATCTTGGTGCATTGATTGATACTGTTTTGAATTCCTTGTAACAAAACTTCCACAGTGATAGGCTTTTGAGCCAAGAGATCTTGAGCTTCACTTTGCCATCCACCATAATTGCTAATTTTTCTTCCTTGAGATTCTTCTTTTAATTTGTAAACATACTCTGTCAATTCAAAGTTGTTGGCTTGTTTTAAATCACCTTGCCAAATTATAGTAGGGAACCATAAGTCTGCTTTCATTGTTTTTCCTCTGTTGGTGCAAACACTTTCGTTGCTTGTTCAAATTTGTAAATGCGATTATTATTCAAACTGTTGTAGGGTTTGTTAGAGTCTGATACCAAATAATAAGTTTTAGATTTACTTAAAATGTATCCAGTTAACCAGTGACTGTCCAGACCATTAAGATTAATAAAGATGTGATCCACGATCGACACAGTTTCTACTAACCATTTTTCATTCAACATTTTTTCAAAATCATACATGTATATGTTTAAGTCTTGTTTGATATCCTTCATTGCTTCATTGAAGTCTTGTTTAAGAGAGTCATCAAAATTAATTAATAGAACAGACTTGTTTGAGTCATGAATAGAATCAGGAGGCGTGATTAACTTTATTTCAGGCATTTGTAGTAATTTATTAGATTATTTTTTAATTTTCTTCCAAACTGAGTTGTTGTTTTGCTCTTCATTTTGAACATAGTTTTGGACATCCATTTCAAAATTTGGTGGAAGCACTGTGGTTAGATCAGGTTTTATTCTTTGCTTTTGTACTTTATTCTGATTTGATTCTCCTGATCTCTCATTATGAATGTCTTTTTCTTCGCTGATTTTTTTTTTGACAGCCTCTTTCGAAACTTCTTTTTCTGCTTCAGCAATCATTTGATTCCATTGATCTAATGGCATCGGAGGTTCTTCTTGTTTTGGCACGTAGTCTTCCCAAGGAAGTCTGTCTATTATACCTTTTACAAAATACTCTTTATGTTTTTTAATTGTGTCGCCTGGATGATCATTCTTCCAGCGTTTTTTTTGATCAAAAAGTTTTTTATCTTTTTCTTCGTATATACGCAATCTTTCTCTGGCATTATCATCCAAAGGCACATCAATTGGTTCTGGTTGGTTTTGCTCTGCGTCTTTTATTAATTCATCTATTACTTCATCTGCAGGCGGTACACTTGTGTCTATTTCAATCTTTTTTTTTTCGACGGTGGTTTCTAAATCATATTTTACTTCTGCTTCATCAAAGTCTTCCATTTTTCTTTTAGCCAACTGTGATTGCATGGAGGCTTTATTTTCGTCCATTTGTTTTTTTATGTCACTTAATTTTTGTGTTTTTTTAGGCTCGTCTTTTTCACGTTCTCTTCTTGCAATGTCTTCCAGCATTTGAGATTCTTTTCTTTCGCGTTCTTGAAACTCCTTAATTTTTGCGGCACTCAGAGGTTTAGGATCTGATTGCCTTACATTAAACCATTCATCATCGTCCTCTGGTTCAGATGAATCTTGTGGCGGTGTGTGTTGAGGTTGACTAGGTGGATTATTCTTTGGGGGCAGTTTGCCGTATTTTTCTTCATGTCTCCATTGAAAATGATATTGTGAAGCAATCAACAACAGAACTGCTAGTGGATCAAACACAAATATGATCGTGATAATTACCCATCTCACTGCTTCTTCTAATAAGTTTCTATCTGCTTCTTGACCATACACAAATTCAGCAATATATCTGATTGGTCCCACTTCGGACTCTAATCTCATTAACTGACCTTTTAATGGTTCTTGATCAATTATTAATAGTTCTATTCTGCCTTGGGCATCAAATATGTTCTTTTCTATTGTCTTAATCTCCACTGTGTTTTTGTCCAGTGTGTTGTTGATCTGTGCTCTTAATTTATTGATGTTTTCTTGTGCTACTGTGATCTGCTGATTAATTCTATCTCTTTCTGCCTGTTGGCTCTTACGCACTTCCAAACCACGTTTGATATTGTCTCCTTTGAATACTCCTTTACCTTGATCTGTGTAGGCTTTGACATCTGCATCTAACACTTCCAATCTCTTGTAAGCATCATCTATCTTCTTTTGTTCTATTGCGATGTCTTGATTAAATCTGTCATTTGAGCCCGTGCTTTGCCCTGTAAGACGTTCTAGCACACCTTTTTGTCGCTCTATGTAACTGTTTTCGGCTCTTACTTTGTTGTCTATGATTTCGATTCTTTGTGTAACTGTGTCTGAGGATAGGTTTTGATCCACGTGTGCTTTGGATAAGAATCCAAATATACCCATTGATGTTATAACCATCAACACAAACACTGCTATGGATAGATAAGTTTTAAGCCACCATTTGGCTCTATTCCAATTTTTATGGAGCCACAGTGCTGTGATCAGTTTGCCCACTTCCAACGATGTACCCATAATGATAATGGGAACAGCCGCCGCGGCAAATATAGCCACAAGTCCTGCCACTGAATAATAAATGGCAACTCCTGATATAGTAAGGGCTGTGAATAATACTAACAATCCGAAAAACATAATACTTTGATTAACCTTTCAACTGTGTATATTTACCTAATAAAACGCCAACCGTAATATGCTAGGTCTTTACACGCAGTCTCTTTGTAAAATCTAGACTTGTCTTTTTTACCAATTTCACTAAACACAATTCTACAATAACCAGATCCTGTTGGATATGATGCTACAATTTTTACCGCACCCCACGAGTTTTTGTCTGTATTGTGCCATTTTACAACTTTGCCTTCTTCTAGATTATTAAGTGCATAGAAAACTGTGTTTCTTTGTTTTTCTTTGTCTTGTTTGCTTAAACTGTATCTTTTTGACAGTGTGTAGTTGTACAACAGATTCGCAGAACTACTCACATTACCATAATGTTTGTTCACACTTTTATATGAATTAGAATCATTAACATTGTGGTTACCTGCACAATTGGTCAATAATATGCTACCTAACACTAGGATCAATAATCTCATAACTCCCGTCAAGTTTTTCACAGACATATCCTTTCTTCTTAATCATTGAACCGTTTAAATTGATATGATAGTAGTATTCTCTGCATTCTTTGGCTATTCCGCTGTAAGCCAAAAAGTCTTTAACTCCATCATCGCACACTAAAACTTCAGTTGTTTTACTGTCTATGACAACGCCATTACTATCAACCACATTAACCGTTTCTGTTTTTAGATTACAGTATTGATTGCTCCATGGACCACCTGCTGTTGCTTTAGCAATCCACAAAACAGATATCAACACCACGATTGTGGAAATTAAATATCTCATATGGAATTAATCCTTTGAAATATCTTTGATATCTGTTTTTATTTCTGAAGCCTGTTCAATTGCTTTATCGCTATTATACGACTTGATTAAGTCTTCAACGTCTTTTTTAGACAGTTTAATCAATACAAACGATCTGTAATTGTTAAGGCCTGGATTATAAACAGTGATCTTCTTCTCAACTGAATATGTTCTCATCAAAGTGTCACTGATAGCATTCACAATAATATCTTGTGCTTCTAACATACCAGTCATTTGCTCTGCGGAACCTTTTTCAGTGTATTCGATAAAAGTTTTGTTGTTCATTTCTCCATTGATTCTGTCTGCAATTTTAGCCTTTGCCTTTAATGTAGATTTTTTTAAACTCATCTCCATGTCAGGTGATACTGCTACTGCTACTGCATAATAGAAACCATTTCTAAAAATGATACCTTCCTTGCCTGTGTCTTTGTGCTTCAAGTACCATTTAGGTACTGATCTTTCTTTTTGTTCGATGGGCAATTTTACCATTGTGTTAGAACACGCCGTAAGGGTGAATCCTAAAATTGCTATTGCACCATATTTCAAAATGTTATTCATTTTGCCTCCTTTGTAAGTTTAAAGTATATAAGAAATTGCCAAAATAGTCAAGCACAAACTACCAAAAAAAAATGGCATAAACATTGATGTTTTGGCATTGATGTTACCAAAATATTATTTGATTACTGTGTATTCGAAGTTTTGAGTGGTCTCGTTCTTTTGGATCAACTTGGCGCCGTTTCTCAGATGAAATTTTTCAGCCATCTTGGTAAGTGGTGAAAGTGTAATCAATCTGTTCAAATGATTAGATTTCTTTATCATTTTGTACACTTCGTTCACAATCATTTTGCCACCACCTTTTTTCAAACTCCAAACTGTGTATGCAATAGCAATTGAACCTTGTATGCCTGCCCTATGAGTGGCTTGTAGATATGCATCTTTGGATAGCACATCAAGATCCTCAACAGTTTTGGGTATTTCATTCACAAATCCAAAACACATCACAGCCTTTATTTCGCCGTCGTGTTTTAATCCAAACATTTTCCTGCCGTAGGATGTTCTAAATTTATTGTCTAATTCTGGTCTAACAGGATCCTGAGAACAATCTACTTCTTTCAATTCAACCAGTTCTGTTTTCTTTAACCAATCAAAGTTAAACCAAGATTTAATCTTCTGTGTGGTCTTCATCATACTTCCTTATGTGTAATAAAAATGCCATCACTGCCACACTAAAAACTATTCCTATAAAAAACAAACCTAACATTTATTCTCCTGTGTATTTTTTATCACCTTTGTGCCAACCCACATCTTCGAAGTTTTCACTGCTACATCTAGGACAACAATAAAATTCTTCCAGTGTCTCGTCTTTTTCTAATTCTTGAGCAACACCTCTCCATTTACAATCCCAACAAATAAAATTCCAAAAAGTTTCTTTTTCTTCGCTCATTTATTACCTTTCATGAGTGTGATTTCTGTGGCGGCTTTTCTGCCTGATACATCATCGTCATCAGCAAACACAGGCACCTGGTTGGATTTGTGCATGGTTGCTATACCTATCAATTTACGTTTTCCTGTGTAACGCATTTCTTCTCTCTTACTGCCCACACCTTTTTCCATCACAGGTACTTTGTCACCACAAGGTACTCCTTGTCTGTCTTCTATAGGTTCGATCACCAATGTTTCTGATTTCTTTTTTCTAAACTTAATCTTGTCCAACCCTCTCTCTTTTAACCATTCCTGATGTTCCAAACGAGCTTTTCGCAGTGATGCTGTGTCGGGTAATCTGTGGTTGATTCTTTTGGGTTGTTTCAAAATAATAAATCCCATTCTAATATTGTATTGTGTTATTTACTGTTTGTCAAGTCTTCAATTTTTTGAAGTATGATCTTAGGATATTCTTCGTTAGTACTCCAAGCACTCAATCCAAACACCATTTTGGTAATATTGGGCTCGTATTTGTCTAGATCTCTTTCTGCTCTAAACTCTTTGTAAGCAGGATGCCTGTTTATGATTGCGATTACATCTTGCACACTCTGACATTTTGTAATGTATTTTTTAACACCAAATCTAGCATTGGGAATAGCCGCAGGTTTCATGTGAGGCACTGTGTCCAAATTCCAGGTTCTCACACCAAACAGAGCATTGCCTTCCACAGCAAATCTACTTCTACCATAGTCTGATTCTATGATTGCCATTGCCACCAATATGTCTCTGGGTATTCTTTGATCCAGCGGTAGTGTCCAGTTGATGTAGTCTATGCAGTTGTTCATTGCCTTAACAAAAGTTTTAGGTCCATCGAATTTAAACTCAGGTTCATGTAGTCCAAAACTTTTTGCCATCTCTACCATTCTTTTGTCTTCTTGTTTACGAATTTTTTTCTCTACAATGCTGTTTGGATTGAATGTTCCGTAGGTGTATGCTAATAAAAGAACACCAGCCAATGCTAATACTTTGTAACAGAACACTTTTACTTTGCGTACAGTTTTTTTAGAGGGTGTGATTTTTTCAATCCCAGTTTTTACTTTGGTCTCGCATTTTAACACAACATCTATGAGTTTTCTTTTATACCACATAGCCATATATAAAGTATAAACTATTTCAAAAATAAATCAAGAGTTAATAAGTGGCTATTTCTTTGAGTTTTTGAGATGCTCTTTGCAGATTTCGTACCAATATTGCCCACCTTCTCTCAACAATTCATTGTCAGTACGCAGACGTTCCATTCTCTTGTGCAGTAGGTTCCATTGATACTTTGAAATTACTGTGTTACTGTCTTGGAATTTGTCTATTCGTATGAGTACATCGTCTATGATGGGGCAAGTGATATCAGGCACTTTGGGTGCTTTCTTTTTCCACTTTTGCCAAGCAGTTGTTTTCTTTTTAAGTGTAGGCATAACAGTAATATTTAGATACTGCAATTATAAACTTAAATGAATACTTAATGAAAGTGAAATGTGGGAGCCGAAACTCCCACACTTGATCTGTTCTGTTGCCCGGTAGATCTACCGCCAAGTGGCCGGTATTAAGCGGCAACCAATTCCGCGTCAGCAAATATGCTAACTGGAACTGTCACTTCTGGTTTAAATGCGTTTGCATTTGTAAGATCCTTTACAGAGATCTGACTGATAAACTCCATGTGCTTTTATGCTCCGGTCGAAACCAAGTACACCCCCTCATAATAAACCAGATTATTATAAATGAGTGTTGGTGGAGGTGGAGGGAGTCGAACCCTCGTCCCAAAAGTGTATTGCACACACTTCAACGTCTACAGTGTATTTAAACAGATTGTAGATAAAAAGTCAAGACTTAATTTTAATTGGAGACCATCTACCATCTTTGCTTCTTATCTTGTCCGAGTGCTTTACTTCTACTGTGAATATTTTGGTGTCTTTAAAATTTTTACCGTAAGCGAATGTGAACTCATGACCGTGCTTGGTTGGCGTTTTCCAGTACTTCTGAAAATCAGAAATTGTTAATTTTTTTTTGTTTGATTTAATCATATTGATAGTGTCATTAAAGCACAAAATTGCTATAATGTCAATAAAAAAATGATTTATTTGTTACCAGATATTTCTGTAATGGTGATATTGGATGCTACTTCTCTGCCTCTGAATTCTACTAATTCATATGTTACCGGTTGGTTATCTGTTACTTCTTTGATGTTAGACTCCTTTAATGCCGAAACATGAATGAAGACATCTTTACCACCATCGTCAGGTGTGATAAAACCAAAACCTTTTGCAGAGTTATACCATTTAATTTTTCCTGTCATGCTCATATGAAATTATTTATCCGAAATGGGGTATTCTTTGTTATGTGGAGGGGAATTTGACCCCTCCAACAGTTGGAATTACATTGAGTTTTTCTTCTCTTGTATTTCTTTTCTTCTAGTTTTTGTAGCCTTACCTAGATTACCTAGAGCCTTTCTTGCTCTAGCCGCCGCCGCTTTCACACCCTTTGTTTCGAATGCTTCTGATTCAGCGATATATGTTTCATAGGCTTGTACTATTTCTTCATGTGTTGCCATTTGTTTTCTCCTTTATAACGTTATAAATTTCCTGCCAATCCATAACTCTCTGAACTGGTAAGACATTTTCACTATTATACTCTTTATTGTGCGGAAGGTCAAGAAGTAATGCTACCAAACCCATATCAGCACCAACAAGAGCATTTTCTGGTTTGTCTTCAATCCAAATGTTGTTTGTGTTTTTGAATTTGGACAATGCCTCAACTTTGCCTGATCCAGTCTCTAAAAACACAAAGTCCTCAAACACGTCACCATACAGTGTGTGTAGGTTATGTTTACGCAACATAGTGGCTTTTACATCAGTGGTTTGACTGGTAATCACGATGAATTTGTATCCATCATCGGCTAGTTTTTTTACTATTTCAACACTGCCTTCAACAGGTTCTAAATAACCCATCCAAGCAGACTCATTGAAAATCTTTATCAAAGTAGATTTGAATCCTTCTGGCAAATGATACATCATGTCAATGTCGTAGTGACCATGACCTTTTTGTTCAAATCCGTTCAGATTCATCCATTCATGAAATGCTTTTTCCCATTGCAATAATACTCCATCACAATCGGTAAGTATTATCTTAGACATTTAAATCAGTTTTTGCTAACTTGATTCCTGAAGTGGTTTCTATATATTGAGAAGCAATTTGTTTTTCACACACAGTTAAAACCACAATAAACCTTTTAGGTAATTCAATTTCAGCATCTGGCTCTGGAGTTGCCATGAAAGGCATCAGTCCCATGCTCTGTTGCATTCTTAAAAAAGCCATTGGTTTTTTTACTATGATAGAATCTTCATTCTGTGAAACTAATCTTCCTATTATTTCTTCTCCTGTTGTCAATTTAATTGCAACAGTAGATCCATCTGTTATTTTTGTTTTCAACATTATTTTCCTTCTTTTTCAAAGTGCGATTTTAAATGATCGTACGTTCCAATATACTTACCGTCCAATATAATTTGTGGCACTGATCTGGCATTTGGTACTGCTTCAAGCAGTTGTTCTTTGGTCCAACCTTCACTTATTTTTCTTTCTTCGAACTCTATGTTTTTTGATTTCAGCAAACTTTTTGCTGATTCGCAGTGAGGACACATTGGTTTGCTCCACACTATGTTATTAGTTGTCTTTGACATCTGGTACTCCTATTACTCCTATTCCTTCTTTTTGAAGGTCTTTTATTTCTTTGTCTGTTGCTGTGCCGTATATATGATCGTCACGCTCACCTGCTTCTGCTTTTCGGCATTCATTGGCAAAACGGTCTCCTACATTTTCACAGTTTTGTTGTATCCAACTTCTAAGATGCTTCACTGCTGTTCTTCCATTGAAGAATGCTGTGTTTTTCTTTTTGTTGGACTTGGATCCAATATTTGGAGCCATTATTGCTCGTCTAATACCTGTGTCGTCACAAGTAGGACAAGCAATCATTTTCTTTTTTTTCTGATCCAAATATGATTTCTCTGTTTGAAACCAACCTTCAAACTCATGATCATTTCTGCAGAGCAAATTATATTTTGGCATAAAGATACTATAACTTCGATTGGATTAAAAGTCAAATATTATAGATGATGTTCTGGTGGACTGCAATCTACTTCTCCACTATCTCGGTCAAGATAAATGCTGACGATGATCATCACAATACCAAAACCAATCAATCCCCAAAGGAATATTCCATCTTTAGGATGTGTTAATAAATGGAATAAAACTTCCATTCCATTCATGGTGTTGAAGTCTACCATTATAAAGAGAATTTTTTGAACTGACCTTTTTGTACGTCCTGTTTGATACCACCAACGATATATGACTCGACTTCCGTTTCCTGCGGAGCCACCTGCATACCTTTTGATGACAACCAGTGTTGTGTCCAAGGTAAAGGATTTTGTGATGCTGATACATCATATATTGAATCATAACCTAATGCTCTCAATCTCTTGTTGGCAATCCATTCTACATATTGTCCTAACAGTTTTTCATTGAGTCCTATTATGGATCCATCTTTGAACAAATGTTTTGCCCATGCTTTTTCTTCTTCCACACAATCTTTGAACATCTGGATCACAGTTTTTTCTGTGCCTTTCATTGCTTTGGTCATTTCAGGATCATCTCCTTTTTGCCATGCTTTGATCACGTGTGTGGATAAGTTTAAATGTGTGGCTTCATCTCTAGCAATCAATGACAGTATTTTTGCTGAACCTTCCATTAATTTAAGTTCGCCGAATGCAAATGTACATGCAAATGATATGTAAAATCTTAATCCTTCTAGGAGATTTACTGTGTTCATTGCTAGATACAGTTGTCTTTTAAGATCAATCATATCAACTTTTTTGCCCACAGCATAATCCAAAGCCATCTTGCCAAACTTATCATATTCACCTGTAACTGACTGTGCTCTTTTTAAAATTTCTTTATCGTCTAAAATAGTGTCAAACACTTCCGAAGGATCTGAGTACACGTTTTTCATTATGTGTGTGTATGAACGTGAGTGAATAGTTTCAAAGAAATCCCAAGTAACAATACATCCTTCCAGTTCTGGATTAGAAACATATGGCAGGAACATAAGGCTTGGTCCTCTGCCCTGCACTGAATCCAACAGTGTCTGATACTTTAGGTTTGATGTGAATATGTGTTTTTGTTCTGGTCTGAAACTTTGATAATCTGCTCTGTCTTTCTGCAAACTTACTTCCTCTGGTCTCCAAAAATATCCTATCATGGTTTGGTTCAGTTTGTCAAACTGTGGATATTTAAAATCGTCATACCTTTGCACACCGCCATCTGCTCCAAAGAACATGGGCTGTTTTAGGTAATCTATTTTTTGTTTATTGAATACTGTCTTTGTCATCTTGTTTAGTTATCCGTTTCTTATTAAAATCTTATATGCCGTTATATTGTACAGGCATCGCATTCGTCGCCTTCCAAATCTTCTGATTGTTTCTCGGTTCCTTGACCATTAACACCATTTAGATGAGCACCATTTACTTTTGGTTCAACAGTGTCTATGCCTGCTGGTTGCACATCTTCTTCTTCACCTTTGAAGTCGTAGGTGTTTTGATAGTAACTGGTTTTCCAACCATATTTGTATGCTGACAGCATGTCTTGTGCCATTGCTGAAATAGGCACTTCGTTGTTGTCATAGTGCAATGGATTGTAACTCCAATTGCCTGATATGGCTTGATCAAAATATTTCTGCATCATAGCAACCACATTGATGTAACCTGTGTTGTCTGGCATATCCCAAAGCAATGTGTAAGCATTTTTAAGTTTAGGGTAGCCTGGTGCTATCTGTTTCAGTGGACCTTTCTTACTTTTCTTAATTGCCATTAATGCTCTTGGTGGTTCTATACCATTTGTTTCGTTTGAAACAACGGAAGAACTCTCACTTGGCATCTGTGCTGACAGTGTGCTGTGTCTCAGTCCATGTTTGGCAATGTCTTTTCTCAATGATTCCCATGCCATTCTCTGTTTGTGTGGCACGATCTTGTCCACATCTTTCTTGTAGTGGTCAATTGGCAACAACCCGTCTGCGTATTTTGTCTGTTTAAATCCTTCACAAGCACCTTTTTCCTGTGCTATTTTGTTAGATGCTTTTAATAGATAGAATTGAAATGCTTCAGACAATCTGTCCACAGAATCCCAAGCACCTTTCTCATGATATTTGTGTCCTTGTTTTGCTAGGTAGTGTGCTAGTCCAATATATCCTATGCCTAAACTTCTTCTAGATTTTGTAGATATCTCTGCCGCTTTCACAGGATAATCTTGATACTCTATAATTTCTTCCAATGCTCTAACTGCCAATTCACATAAGTTTTCTAAATCGTCAAGGTTGTTTAATTGTCCAACGTTGATTGCACTCAGTATACACAGTGCTATTTCTCCTTGCGAATCATCTATTGCACTGATAGGCGTTGTGGGCAGTGTGATCTCTTGACACAAATTACTCATTGATACTTTGTCTTTGAATGAACTGTGTGAGTTACAATGATCCAAATTCATGATGTAGATACGTCCTGTTTCTGCTCTTTCTTTTAACAAGTCAGAAAATAAATCTTGTGCTGGTATTGTCTTTTTATTAACTGATGAATCTTTTTCATATTTTTTATATAGTGCATCAAATGAATCGGTACCAAATGCATCATATAATCCTGGTGCATCATGTGGTGAGAATAATGTAATATCTTCATCGTTCATAAATCTTTCATAGAAAAGTTTTGTAATCTGTATTGAATAATCTAACTTACGCACTCTGTTGTCTTCTGTGCCTTTGTTGTTCTTAAGCACAAGGATGTCTTCAATCTCTTGGTGCCATATAGGAAAGTGTACAGTTGCTGATCCACCACGCACACCATTTTGTGTACAACATCTCACAGTTGATTCGAACTTTTTAAGGAACGGAATCACTCCTGTGTGTTGTACCTCTCCACCTCTAATTTTGGCATTGATACCTCTGATACGTCCTGCATTGATTCCTATACCTGCTCTTCTGGCAACATACAATCCAATTGCCATGTCACTTGAAAATATTGAAGGCAATGTGTCATCTGAATCTATCAATACGCATGAAGCAAATTGTCTAATAGGAGTTCTTACTCCTGCCATCACTGGCGTTGGAATATTGATTTTAAATGTTGATACAGCATCGTAGTATTTTTTAACATAACTCATTCTTGTTTTTGCTGGATATTCTGCAAACAGTGTTGCCGCAATCATCATGTACATGTCTTGTGGAGTTTCAAATAAATCTCCTGATGATCTATCTTGCACAAGATATTTGTCTACCACTTGTCTTAAACCTGCATATGTAAAATCAAGATCTCTTTCTCTCTTGATCCATGTGTTCATTTTTTTAATTTCTGTTTTATTGTATTTTTCCACAATGCCTTTATCGTAAACACCTGCTTTGATATTTCTTAAAATTAATTTTAACAGTGGCATGTATTCATACTGACCATGTGCTTCTTTACGCACATCATATGAAAGTAATCTTGCCGCGGCATATTGATAGTTGGGTGCTTCTAATGAAATAAGATCGTTTGCTGAACGCACTAAAATTTGTTGAACTTCTTTTGTGGTCATGCCATCATAGAATTGTATGTTGGCATTAATTTCTATTTGTGATGAAGACACACCTGCTAATCCTTCACAGGCTTCCTCCACAACAAAATGAATTTTGTCTATGTCAAGTGGTTCTAGTCTACCATCTCTCTTTGTGATTTTTATTGCAGATTTATTTGTGATTATTTCTTTATTAGGTGTATTCAATTCCATTATATTCAATTCTATTTTTATTCTATCTATTGTGTGTATTTAAGCAATTTTTATATAAGTTGAGTATATTGCTGAATGCATGTTTTGTCAAATGTTTTTTCATCAAATATATCCACATTGTTAACATCCAAAAATTTATTTTGGCACTGTATTACGAAGTAAAACTTAAGGTTGTTTTTGTTTTGTTGCTTGTTAATAACATTAATTATCGAAATTTTTTTTTTATTAAAACACTCTGTTAATTTTAAAGTGTATGCAATGCCCAGTACTGTGTCAAAAAAAGAATAATTATTTTTTTCTAACAGTTGCCATGGTGTTGGCCAGGTATCTTTTTTATAATAGTCTGTGTTGGTCTTTGTCTGAGGACAACTTTTATAAACATTTACCACGTTTTTTAAAAAAGTTTCAGAGTTTTCAGCAGTGGCTCGCAGATCTCTCCATGCAATTACTCTGTTTTCATAACTGCTTTGAAATAATTTTTGATTAAAAGGTTGATCTGATTGATAAATTGAGTGTACCCAAGTCATTTAATAGTGAGTATTCTGCTAGTATGAATAATGTGTTGTTGTTTGCTTCGCCTAATTGTGCTGTAAAAATAGGATTGTGTGGATCAATTTGTGTGCCACTGTATCTGAATTCGTCATCAATAGACACTGTGTCATTTTGTTTATCAACGTTAATGCTTAAAGAGCCTGTTCTTTCATTATCATAATCTCTGCTTTTGAACACATAAGATATTTCTATATTTTTTGAAACATCAGATGGTAATCTAAAAATTGTTTGAGCTGTTTGCGTGTATGGTACTTCTACTTGTAATGTTTGATTGAACTCTCCAGAATGATGTCCTGTGATTTCTGGAACATATTGGAAACCCACAGCATATGAAGAATTCACTGCCATTGGATGTGTTCTTGCAAAAAAGTCTCCTTCACTTTTGTTGCCCACAGATTTAAAATCAATCACAGCAAAAGTAGGAGTTGGTGATTCTATGACTCCAACACCACCATCAGTGCCGCCATCATTTCCTACACTAACGTAACTGTTTTTCGAACTGGTATTTTGTTCACCGTTAAAAATAATCATTCCGTTTTTGTCTATGTCTGTAAATTTGTTAGAAATAAAGTTGTTGCCTTTAGGACCATTTGTTAATCCTGATTGCGGAGATTGGCTTGTGTCTTCGCCTAACGAAATTCCATATCCGCACATGTCAATTGTGCCATTTGAAAACACATTGTCTATCATCAAAGATGTATACAGACTTTTTACAGCATATGAAAAACCTTCAATTCTTATTCTGTTGAATATATTTTTTGCACAGTTGGCTATAGGTGCATTAGTGGATTGACTGACTAAACTTATTCCAATATTATTGTCGTCGATCGATGCACCACTGACCCAATCAGATTTAATCTTAATGTCTTTGAATTCACTGTTGGAACAATCTGTCAAAAGTAAACCTATGTTTGCTCCTGATGTTTCCAAAGTCATTCCTTCAAGTCTGATTTCTCTTGCTTGATTAAGAGTGGTTGTTTGTGTTTGATCTCCATCACTGGATGTTGTTCTTAAATCATTCACAGTTTCAAAAATAGGATTATTTGACGTTTGAATGAACACTGTTTTGTCACTGCCTTCACCCACAACGTTTGTGTGGGGAGGTATTTTAATACTGTTGGATAATCTATATTCGCCTGCAGGCACTTTAAGTATTACTCTTGAAACAGGTGAAGATTTATTTGTGTTAGCAAATAATTCATCTATTGCTTTTTGAATTTTTACTGTTTGGTCTGTGTTGTCACCTTTTGCTCCGAATGAACGCACAGTTACAGATTCATCTAATCTTTCTTGTAGAGTTCTAGTGATTTCAGGATCACCTGTTGATGGTTCAGCAACATCTTTCTTATATTGATATTGATCAGCAAGGTCAAATAGATTGCTTTTGGTTGATAGTAATTCAGTGTTTCCAACTGCTGGAGCACCTTCTGAAACAGCACCGTTACCAACATATAATTTTTGTGTGTCTACTGCCCAAGCAAGTTCTCCACCTGCTAGTTGAGGCAAACCGTCCACACTCTCTTTACCTCTTCTGATCTGTATTCTTGATATTGATACTATTGCCATTTAAACTCCTTGCAGAGTATTTATCTGGTGATTGATTTTTAATATGTGTCCAATTAAACTGCGTGTTTAAGGTAGTATTCTTCCACTCTATTCCACCATGCTTTTTTGTATTTGTCGTAATCATTGGGTGAAATATCAAACTGCTGATATTGAAATTCTCTACTGCACATCAACACATGCCCTGATTTTATGTTTGTGCCATACACTTCGTTGTGAGCTTCTGCATACGCAACCAACTGTAAAAAATAATCTTCTATGTACTCTTTCTTTTTGGGTTTGTTGGTTTGTTTAAAGTCCATGATTGCTGGCTCACCGTTCATTGTGCCTATAAGGTCAGTGGTGCCTGCATAAATTCTGGGATGATAAAGATTAATTTCTGAACCCCATATTTCGTCTACAAATTTTAAACCTTTCTCTTTAACAATCTTAGCCATTTTTGATGCTTGTTGACTGTAAGGGTTTGATCCTGGATCTTTCCATTCTCCAGTAACAATGTAATCTTCTAAAAATTTGTGCATTCTTGTACCAATACCACTGGCTTCTTTAGTAATCATTGCGGCAGTTTTTTCACCTACTCTTTTACGCCATTCTTTTAAAAATGTTTTGTCTTTGGTACTGTCTAATATTGTGGTTACACTGGCAACTGCATTGCCGTCTGGACATGTGTACATTCTTCTACCATTCACGTTAGCACGTGATATTTCTTTGTAATCAAATTTTTTTTGGATTAGTGTCATGAGAATAGTGTTTGAAATATTTCTTTTTTAATTTAATAATACAACGAAAAATTAAAGTTGTCAATTACTTTCTTTTGGCAGTGGCACGTTTTGCCATTTTCTCTACACTATCGGAAGATTTCTTAGCATCTACAGGTTCTGCATCAGAGTCTGCTTTGGTTTTAAGATGCACTGTGGTAGAGTCGAACTTTTTAACAAGATTTTTGAATTCTGGATTGCTATCATAGTATTGCTTGAAAGCATCATAACTGATGTTGGAGCCTCCAACGTTGCTTAACAATTTGCTCAAAGCCTGATAGTTAAGTATTGCAGGTTGAGAATTTGTGTCTGCTGTTGATATTAAATTTCTAAATATCTGAATTATTTTTGTGTCGGAGGCTTCCGAAATTAAGCCTTTTTTTTTGAGCTAGATAAAACTTCTGCTAATCTTCTTGACAGTCTTGCTATAGATTCTCTTTTGCCTCTATCTGCTGGTTCTTCACCGCCTGTTGCAGGTTCACTTGCTGAGAAGTCGTCTGCTTGATCTGGCATGTCGTCATCACTTGCTGGTTCTTCTGCTGGTACCTCAGGTTCAGCACCCATCTGTGTTGGTGCTTGTTCGCCTGTTACAATGGCTACGCCACCGGTTAGTGAATCTCTAGTTGTTTCTAGTGTTGAGTATAAACTCTCTAGTGCTGGTTTAATTTGATTTTCAAATGCCTCTGATTTGTCAGAACCTAATTCGTCTCTAATTGCATCTGTTAATTCTAACATGCCTTCTGACATCATGCTGGCTGTGTCTTCCATCCAACCTGTTATTTTATCAACCATGTCTTTAGACGCCATTACTAATTGTGCTTGGTCTTCTGCACCTTCTTTAACTTCTTTTTTCTTTTTGTCTTGCATTGCTTTCTTCATTGGCTCTTTTTTATCGCCATCTTTGTCCATATCTAAAAAGTCTGGTTTTGCTTTTTCATTCATTGTAGATGCTAATAAATCTTCTGCATCTTTAAGTGTGAAATTTTTATCACCAACTTTAAACTTATCGCCTGGTTTCATGCCAGCCGCTTTGGCTTTTGCAACTGCTTGAGCAAATGCATTGCCTTCCATTGGTCCGTCTTGCATTGCCAATTGACGTTGCATAGCCGTTAAACCTTTTTTAGCAAGATCATCTATAATTCTTTTTATTTCTGATTGTGCATATGAATCATCTTCCATGTCATAAAGTTTTTGTAAATCTGCTTTTGCTTCCTCATCACTTGATGCATTGGTTATGATATTTTCTGCATCGCCTAGTGCAATATCAAAAGCATTGCCACCTTCATTGGTTTTTCTTTCTTCCAATGCTCTGTCTAGCAAGTCTAATAACATTCTTTGTTTTTGATAATCTTCTGAGTCACTCAATTTGTCAAAACTGATAGCATTTTGTATTTGGCTCAGTTTGCCCAAAACTTTTTCTTTGGTATTTTCTAATTGTTCTGTAGTAAATGAGTTAAGATTGACTTTTTCCCCAAATATCTGTGCAAACTTTTCGTTCACTGTATCTGCTGTAATCTGTGCGTTTAATTGATCAAGTTTCATAATTTTTTTTAGTTACGTTTTTATTTATCAAACACAATGTCTAACAGTGCCTGCTTGATTGTATTTAAATCTTCCCAAGCAATTTGATATCTAATTGTGGCTGTTTGTTTATACTCTTCTTCATCACTGTTCTCTAATATACGTTTATAATTGAGGCATTCTAGGTACTTTTCTTGCAGTTTACGGTCCATTCTTAAAATGTATTGGGTATTGCCATCACCTTTGGTGTTGCTCACAGCACATGCAACAGCACCTGTTTTACTGAAGAAAGTGCCTATCTGTTTATTGTAACGCAAATCAATCACTAGATGATTGTGCTTGTTGGTTCGTATTACTGTGTGTTTGATTCTCACACTGTTGCCTTTTTGAATAGGCACACAATACTTTTGTACAGACTTATCTATTAGTTCAGCAAGTTTCTCGCTTAATTTTTTCTGGGTCATTGACTACCAACATTATGGAGTCTTTCATTTGAATTTTGGTCAGTAAACCTTTTCTAATAAGAGACTCTGCAACAAATTTTTCTCTCTCTGCCAGCATGGATATTGCCATAGGTTTATCCATTTTTCTCAACAGATCCACTTCCTCATTGGAAGTATAGATATAAAATTTATCTATCAGTTGATTTATCTTCACTAGTTTTGGCTCCTCACTCTACGCATGATATTGGTCACCACTGGTTCAAGGTCTTGTTTGTTAATTGTGGTTGTGGTAGGCTCTCCAGGTTTTGGTCTTGGATTCTTTAGTGTGACTGTTTTGTTGTCCACTTTATCTATTTCAAAATCTTGTTCTCTGTTAGGACTAACAGGCATGGGAATCTTAGCACCTTTTTTCAACAGTTGTTGGCTGAGTTGTTTGTCCATTCTTTGTCCTACTGATTTTGTACCTGCGGACTTGATTGTGCCACTGGGTAAGGAATTGGGTGGAACTGGCTTGCCAGATTTCAATCTGTTGGCTCCTATCTTTTGCAACATTTGTTTTAGATAAGGCGATTCAATTATTTCTTTGTATCTCATATTATTTTCTAATTGGCTTTCTTTTGGCGTACCCGGCTGATCTACCTGGTTTAGCAATTTTAATTCTTTTCATAGATGTGGGTTTGTTCAAAGCACCAATACGTCTTGACTGTGTTGCTCTTTTGGTTCTTGCTGTTTTAACTCTTATGGTAGAACCTCTTCTTGCTTTTGCTTTTTTAAGAGCAAATACTGAACTGGCTTTTTTAGGTTGTGTACACACACTGGGTTTTGAAACAATTCTGTTTTTTCTTGCACCCGATGTGCATCTGTACTTTCGCACCATCTTGCCGCCAGAACGACTCCATATCTGTACAACGCCTTCAGTCTGAACTACTTCTTTTATAAGCATAGCAGTATTTAGTAAGTTTGGGGGATTGGATTTTTATCCAGGGAATTTTAACAACAGCACAACAATGGTGCTTAACAGTCCAGCAACTATCGTACCTGTGGCACCAATGATCACTTTGACCATGCTTTTGTTGCCATGTTGAATATCAGTGTGGATATCTTCCACCTTTTCCTCAATTTTGTCCAAACGAGTCTCAAGGTTCTTATATCTTTGTTCACACAAATCAACGTGTGCTTCTAGGTTTTGTTTTTCTAATTCGGTCGCCATTTTTCTCCTCGCTTCCAATTTGTTTTTTCTCTGTGGAAGAGGCCTTTGTTAGCCTAGTGTGTTTGTGTTTTTTAAGCGCCTAAAATATTTTTTAACAAAGTTATTTATATTATATTATTTCTAATTATCAGAAGAGTTAATGAAAAGGATATTGCAGGTTTCATCATTCTTGGTGCTGAACATGTCGGAATGCTGATCTATACTTTCATCCAACTGATTGATCATGGGCACCATGTCAAAATCCTCCATCAGCATCTCTTTGGTCACAGCATCTGGTCTGTCAGGTGTTGCTGTTACAGTCCATATCTTTTGTTTTCCTACATACTGTTTGCCAAACATGTATTGATCCACAATGTCTTCTGACACAGACACATTTGAAAATTCCATGTTGGTTCTCAGCATGGCACAGTTTTGAAAAGTCATCCAATTGCTCTGTTGGTCCACTTGTAAACTATCATTCTGCTTGCCACGATTCTTTCCCGTTTGGGTTATGTCTATTAATGTGTGTATTTTGTAACTCATATGTCTATTCTCTTGACTGTGTTACTTATAGTCACAAAAAAAGGATGCTCAATTTCTTGAACACCCTTTTTAAGATATTTTTTACTGTAGATTATACGTTGTCTAAAGTTATTACTGCTGTAACATCTACGTTAGCAAAGTATTCTTGAGCAGTTGTAAGTGGAGTACCTGTTCCTTGTACTGCTACTGTGATAGCCGCATCACCTACTGCACCTTTGATACCTACTACTGTGAAAGCATCTGATTGTGCGTTCCCATTTGCAAGTGAATTACCTGCCGCGATTCCTTGTACGAAACCATCGATAGTTGCTTGTGTGTGATTACCACTGTCGTTTAGGTCAACTGTTAAAATGTGCGTTTTGCCATTTAAGCCGTTACCTGCTTGAGCTTTTGCGTTATTTGTTAGACTTGGCATTTTATTTCTCCTATTTTCTCGTTAATGCCGATTCACACTCTGTGAACCGTTAGTTGCATTTATTTATAATTTTTTGTGTGAAATGTCCTTGATTATGCTAGAAAATGGATCTTTGAACCCGCCTATTTGAAAATGTAATCTTTCATTCAGATTATCTAATACACCATGTTTTGTACTAGTATCAATTAGAGTAGGCCCTTCATACAAGTAAGTGTCTAATATATTATCGTTGTCATCATACCAAACTACAGGAGTGTCTACTCCCCTTAAAGGAATGATAAATGCCGCAGTGCGTTTATCACTGTGTGGTGATAATGAGCCTTGTATTCTAAAGTATTGTGCAAATTCGTATAAGTCATCAATTTTCCTTTTTAGAATAATTGATAAATCATTGAAAAAATTCAAGGACGTCAAATCTTCAGGTATGTCTTTGAAATATACACTTGTGATATTGTGTTCTTTCTTATAAGGAAAATAATTGCCTTTGTTGTCTGTGAAGCCATCTTTTGCAAGATGCAGGTATTTGTCCGCGATGTCTAATAACTGTTGCTTGTTGTATTGTAAACCAATTTTATGATAATATTGCATGAAATTATTTATGAGGTTTACAACAGTCGCAAAAAAAGGGCGTTTAATCTTCAAACGCCCTGATTTATAAGATTATTGATTATTAACTATTATGCAAAAGTTAATTGATCAGCCGCCGCAACAACTGTGTCAGTACCAACACCATCAATCGCTTCTAATTGCGCCGCAATAGAATCTGCTGTGTGTTGAGAACCGTCCACGATAATTGCAAGTGTTCCTGCAGTTCCTGTTGGTGCAAAGTAGGCAATCGCGTTCACTGACTTCACAGCCAATTCAACGATTTGATCTGCTTCACCTGCCGCATCACCGTCAGCCGCTTGTAGGTTTACTGCTGAGTTTGAAGTATCTGAAGTTGAACGAATTGTTGCAACATAGAAACCAAGGTTTGCATTTTGAAAAACAGTTCCTGTGACAAATTTGTTCAAGAAACCATTTACTTTTGTTATACTAGGCATATTATTTCTCCTTTTTTCTCGTTAATGCCCTAATCCACGCTCAGTGGATGAGGTTGTATATATTTATAGATTTTGGTAATAATTTAAGTAGAGTGTTTACTTTTTGTTCTTTTTGGCACGTTCTGCCAATGCTCGTAGCATACTGACGTAGGCAGGTCCTCCTGACACTATGTCATGCAACATCTTGATTGCTGGTAGATATGCTTGAACTATTGTGCTGGGAATTGATTTGTTACTGAGTGCAAGGTCCACAAATCGTTTAACCTGCACAATGTTTTTTGATCCTACCAAGTATCTGTACAGTGATAATTCTTTACCTTGCACATTGATATCTGGTATGGAGATTTTAGGTTCTGAGTCGCTGACTCTGCCTGTTTCTAAATTTTTATCAGCCACCAGTTTTTCAAGATCATCTATGATATCTGAACTTCGCAATTTGGCTCTTGCCGCATGCACTAATTTGGTTACAGTGTCTTGTCTATCAATCTGTGTTGCACTGTCATAGTCCATCAATGTTCTGCGAATAGATTTATACACTGTGTTTCTGATGTTCAATGCTGATTCTATATTGATATACAATTGAGTGTTTGATACTGTGGCACTGCCCATACTGATTCTGGTGATGTGTCTGTTCACTGCCATCATTGGTAAAGTGGTTCTTTTTCTCAGTGCAGATGCAGAAGTAGGATCTTTTAATTTGTTGATTGCTTCTTGATCTCCTGTAACAAAATAGATAAAATTATAAAGATCAGTAGCACTCATTCTAAATCTTTTGTAGTTGGTAAAACCCACTGTGCGTTTGGCATATGATCTTGCCATTGGTTTATGACGAGCATATTTGTTCATCAATTCCAATACCAACATGGAAAGATACAATCTTTCGCAACAGTCTGTATATGTCAAGACTTTTTGATCCTGAGTGTTGCGAGTCATTCTCGCTTCGTATAATGATTCTATAAACTCCATGCGAAGTATACTGAGTGTTTAGTAGATGCCTGGCTCTGCTGGTTGACTGTCTTTTTGCAAATACATGTTCTTAAACAATGCAACCATATCATCTGTTTCTAAAAATTTAGATAATGTTTCACTTTTCTGAAGTGCTTTGATGAACTCTGATCTGATCATTGGTTTGATCTGTGAACTGGTCATCAGTTTTCTTAACATATCTGCCTGCCTTGCAGTCACTTTATGTTTTTTACCATCATCTGTGGTCACTGTGTCTAATGGATTTGGATTGCCTTGACTGTCTAGAATTTTTCCAAATTGATTGAACATTGGCTCCTGTTTGAAATCTTTGTCCATTCCTGCATTTGGATCATCTGCTGGGTCAATATCTCTAAATTCTTTTATAAACTCTTTTGCTTTCATTGTGTTCTCCTTATCTATTTATCGCTCTGTTGGCTCTAGTGAAGCCAGAACGTTTTACTAGTTTTACTGCACCAGGTCCTGTGCCTGCCACATATCCTTCGCCGCCTTTTTGTCCATCTATAGTTGCCACAATGTCTGATCCTGCGGCATCCAGTTGATCCACCATCATGTCCTTGGTTTCCATCACTGTTGCAATGGTTCTAAACACAGCATCAAATCCTGATTTGTGCTGTTGAATGTATTGAACAATTCTTTGTTTTTTTGGCACACTGACTGTGCTAGACTCTAACCAGTTTCCAAAATCAGCACCTAGGTTATCTAAACCTGTGTCAACTTTGCTGTTCACATAGGTGTACAAGATATTTGGTAAATCAGTTATTTTTAACTCTTGAAGTTTGCCTCTGTTTAGAAATAAATCAATGGCTCCTGCGTTTTTAACCACTTCACTCTTGGCAGATTTTAATATGGACAAGTCCACATTGCCTGGATGTGTTTTTGCAGTTGGAGGCAATACCAATAATTCGTCTCCCACAAACATATTGATATCTTCAAGTGGCGATACACTGCCTTGCTCATTGATAGTGTGATGCAAAACAACTCCCACCTTGCTCATTGCAATTTTTTTTCCTATGTCACTGTTGGCATCTATGCTGTATTCAACCACGTTGGGTTTGAACACAAATCTGTTGCCTTGTTTTTTAGGCTGTTGAAAATACAACATGTCTCCAACAAAATATCCTTCATAATCTTTTGGCATAGATTTTTCTATTACAGGAAATGCTTGTTTCATTTTCATACTGTACTGTGCATATGATTTTTTCTTTGCTGGATCTTTTGCTCTGCTCATAATCATACTTTCTAAATCATCTGGATTGGTCGTTCTTCCATCATAATTTTTTGCATTGAATCCTGCTTTATCTGTGAAAATAAATTCATTGTTTGGTGTCAGACCAAACACAACTGCAGGTGAGCCATCCCATTTAATTGTTACTCCTTGTTTGCCTGTGGCAATTTTTTGCAACATCTCAATGGCTTCAAGAGCACCTTGGTGTCCTTTGAACAATATCAAATCTTCTGCATGTTGTATTCTTGCAGATTCAAACACTGTTTTACACTTGCCTGATTGTTTTTTAAACTCGACTAGTTTCATTCTGGCAACCTGTCCATTAAGTTTCTAAACCACACAGGTGTTCCAGCAATTTTGTGTTCTGGTAATGTTTTTCCAATTTTTTCAAAACTGTCTCTTGCATCTTGAATCAATTGTTCATAATCTGTTCTGTTCTTAATTTTTGCATGTATAGTTTCAACTGTGGCTAAATCTTTTGCAGTGGCTCCTTTGCCCAACAACAGTTCTGCTATCTTGTCCGGATCTTTAGATAACACTTGTTCAGTTTTTCTATCAATCAAACCAGATTTAAAACTCCATTTAAGTCCTTGGGGTTTAGCAATCGATGCCAACATCACATGTCTATCTGCACCTTTAAAATTACTGCCCACAGTGCCACTCAAACTGAATTTCATCCAATCAGGGTCACCAAACATAAAGTCTGTTTGCACATGTCCGTTCTTTTCGTTGCCTTGTATTGGTGTTTTGAAATGCACACTGACTCCGCTTTTTTTGATGTAATCAGCAGGATTCATATTCTTTGAATTCAACCAACCAGTCAGTTTAGCAATTAATTGTTCTTTGTTGATTTTTGTTTGATCCACAGCAAGATCTAAATCTCCTGATGTAGGTGCAAGTCCAGTAGTTCCTAATTTGTTGTCGGTGAGCTCTAATCCTGTAATCTGTTCCAACCATTGAACTGTGGGTTCAACATCGACCCTGTTGATTCTTGCAGTGGCTGGCTGACCTTCTGCATTTTTGAAAATATTGCCGCCCTCATTAACTATTGTTTTTGTCATCTAAAACTTTTTTAATTCCAACTTTGAATTTTTTTGAATCACCATTACGTATGCTGTTTATAAATCTTCTTTCCAATTCAATAGCAGTTTCCTCTGGATAGTGATTTTGTATCACATTGAGAAGATTTACTGCACTCTCAATCAGACTACTGCCAGTGGTTTCAAGGAAATGTTCGGTATTTCTGCTCTCCGAAATACGGTTCAGTTCATCCAAAATTGATCGTGTTTTCTTCTTCATAAACAACTCTTTCCATTATTTACCGTATATACCATAGATTTGGTCAAGGATAAAGCACATGTGAACAGTATAACACACCTGCCACAAGTTGTCAACGAACATTTTGAATGCAAAAACACACATAAATACCTACATAATGAACTTTTTACAATTTGTATCAGAAGTAGGATTTCCCATAGCAGGTGCTGTGGCATCAGGTGTATTCATATTCATCATTTTAAAATTCATATTGGCAACTGTGACAGGTTCTGTGAATGGTCTTAAAAACATCATACAGGCACTGGACAACAGAGTACAGACCATGAACAATGATCTGGTTAAGATAGATGCCTTGCTGTCACACGTGACAGGAGTTAAACCTAATGTGGATAGACTTGCCGCCAACGAAGGCAAAGAAGATGCGAGGAAAGACTAGATGATCACCATAGAACTTGCCAATGCGATAAAAGAATTTGGATTCCCAATTGTAGCCGCATTTGGTTTGGGCTATTTTGTTTATTATGTTTGGACTTGGGTAACCAAAGAAATCAAACCTGTGTTGGGTGAAGCCAACACCACTCTTATCGCACTGATTGACAGAGTGAGAATGTTGGACAACGACATGATACGTTTAACTCAAAAGTTAAACATGATTCTTGAGCAAAAAGAAAAAGAAGACAAAAAATCCAAAAAGAAATAATTTACAAACAGTAAATTTTGTAAATTTAAATTTACAACCCATCAACACGATTTACACCGCAGACATTGATTTTACACGAAATTTCGTATAAGTTTACTATAAGTAAATTTACAAGTATTATTTTACAAAAGGAGAATACAATGTACGAAGATAAAAACAAGAGCAAAAAAGTGTTCGTTGAGAGTAAGTGTGTATCCCGAGACGACTGTTGTTGGGATGAAACTTATGAACCCAAAGAAGTTGTTGCTGTAAAAGTTGTAGATAAAAATACTAAAAAGAATTCACAGTAAAAACGTTTATATTTTCAGTCTTGCCTTTGACTTTGATTGTGCCCAAACTTTCATAGTTGAAGTCTTTGGCAAGCACTTTGGTTTTTTCACCAATCACCAGTGTGCTTCCTAGCTCTTTGGAACTGCTTTCCAATCTACTTGCTAGATTGACATCATCACCTATCACACTGTAATCAAAACGTTGCTCAGATCCCATGTTGCCTACCAGTGCTTCACCTGTGTTGATACCTATGCCTATGTTGATTGTGGGTAATCCTTCTGTTGATAACTCTTGATTCAACAGTTTTAATTCTGCCTGCATTTCCAAAGCAGTCTTCACTGCCAACTCTGCATGGTTAGCCACATCCAACGGAGCATTCCAGAATGCCATTATACAGTCTCCCATGTACTTGTCTATGGTTCCATTATTGTTAATCACAATGTTGGTCATGCGAGTTAAAAATCTATTGATCAGTTTGGTGAGTCCTTCTGGATTGCCTTTGTACTTTTCTGATATAGGAGTAAAGCCTCTGATGTCCGAAAACATAAATGTTAGTGTTCTGGTTTCACCACCCAACTTCAACAGCTCAGGATTTTTTTGTAATTTTTCCACCATGGCAGGAGATAGGTATGTGCCAAACTGTTTCTTGATCTGTTGTTTCGCAAAAAATTCTTTCATGAAGCGATTGAACACAGCATGGAAAGTTGTGATGGTTGTGACCAAGATGATCCAACTCACGTCCCACAACTGTAGATGTCTAGTGAAAGCAAAGTAACTGCCATAAGCAGTGCCTGAATACAGCAACACAATGAGAGCACCTATCAACCAATACGGAGCATAAGCCGCCGCCAGGATTAGAATCAGTGCCAACACACCTGCTGTGATGTATTCCACAAATGTGGCATAATCGTATCGCACAATGTTGTCACCGTTGATGATGGTTTGTAGCGAAGTGGCTGTGGTCATGTGAGCATACTGTTCTCCGTTAGGTGTGGCTATGACCCCGCCAATACCTTCTGCTGTGATGCCCACAATCACTGTCTTGCCTTGTAATGTTTTAAAGTCATCCACTGCTGACACAGTTTCAAACTGTTTGTTCCATCTCAACCATATACGAGCATTGGCATCTGTGTCAATGGTTTTAAATTTTGGAATACGCATGGCAGTGACACCACCCTGTTGTGTCTTAACTTGGTATGAAGGATCTCCCACAGCAACACGAATGGTTTCTATGGCAATGGCTGGATAAATTTCATCACCCACTCGCATCAACAGAGGCAATCGTCTCACCACACCATCTATCTCTGGTGCTGTGTTGATCACACCCACACCGTCTGCTGAGGCACCCAATGATTCTATTGGTCCCAACATACCTGGCCATTCGTACAACCATGGCATGGGATCACCTATCTTGGCAACACCTCTCGGCACTGCGTTGCGATTGGTCTGTGTGGTTCCTACCTGTGCTATGACCACACCATTATTTTTAAGTGCGTCTATCAATGCTTGATCACCTCCCAGTCTGTCATCTTCAGAAAACAGCACGGGCAACACAATCACACCTGCACCTACTTCTCTTAAACGCCACACAATGTCAGCAATCACATCACGCTTCCAGGGCCACTGTCCATACTGTTCAATGGCACGTTCATCTATTTCCACAATAGCCACATCCTGTGACACAGTGGGTACATCATACTTCTGTATCAGATCAAACGATTTCAGTCTGGCAGTCTGTTTCACAAATGGGTCATTGAATCCCCATGCCATCAACACTGCAAGTATTATGACACTGAATATCCAATGTGTTAAAATTTTTTTCATATGTCTTGTGATTGTTTGTTGGGATAATTTTCAGGCATTTCATCTTCATAGATGAATGGAGCATCCGAATTGCGATCAATTATTCTCTGCAACATTTCAATCTGTGTGTTCATGATCTGCCACATCTGTTGTTGATCTTTCCAAATAAAAATCTGTGAAACACTCAACACCAACACAGCAAATATACCCAACACTATCCAAATCTTTTTCATTGTGACTCCAAACAGCCTGCAATCACAGAACAATACTGTGTTGGATCATTTGAGATCAATATCTTTTCTGAATCTTCTATAGGTTCTTGAAATGCTGTGTTATTATTTTCTGTGGTTGTTTCTTCAGTTGTCTGAGACTGCGTCACATAGATGTCATTGGCCGAAACTGCCGTGATGAACAACACACAGAATAAAAATGTTCTAATCATAATATGAGTATTTATTAAAATATTATTAAGTGATTAAATATTAGTATATTACTTCACATAAGGAAATTTAGATGGCAATAGAACAAAAAAAGAGTTGGTTAAAGAGCAACATAGTGATGATCCCGGTCGTTGCTTCGATACTGGTTGGAACATTCACGGGTATCAAGTATGTGATAAATCTCACAGACACAATCAACAGCAACAAGGACGAGATCATAGCACTACAGGAGGTGGAGATCACCAACCTGAAGAGGGATCTCAGGGTGGTGCAGGAAGCCAACACGGAACTGAAACAGCGTCTGGGCCGGGCGGAAGCGACCTGGGAGATGGCAGAGAACCTGTACAGAGAACTGGCAGAGAAGGTGCGTGACATGGCATGGGACATCAAAGACCTTAGCAGGGAAGTCAACGGAAACTAGAATGGATACTCTCAGGATGGCTCCAAATAAATTTACACTGCTGATGTTAGCCTTGCTCATATTATTTGCTGTGTTGGTTAGACCTGCTCAGGCACGTAATGAATACCTCAACAGTTACTCAAGTGCGTGTCAGTACGGTTCCGTTGACCTAAGCACCAGTTACTCACAGGACGACACAGACTATAGACACTACTCGCCACTTAATAATTACGATAATTTTGGTGAACGAAAAGAATTAAGATTAAGTTTTAGAAAGAATCTTGGTGTAACTAAAAAGATGTGTGATGAACAAAATAAAGTATTACTAGAAAATGAGAATCTTAGACAGGAACTGGAGATGTTGAAAGTGTGCAACAAGTATGCAGACAGACCACTACCGCCACAGTTCAGCACAGTGGAAAAACACTGCAAAGGTCTGAGAGCAAGACCTGTTAGAGAAAAAAGCGAAGATCCTTTATGGGACGAGATGAAGAAAGATTACCTAAAGGCTAATCCTAAAGCAGACGTTTACAATCCACCCAAAAACAGTTTGAAGATTCCAACAGATAAACAAATGAACGGTCCTTTACCAGAACCCACAAATTAATTTTGATTAACAGTTGTTGTACCACACCCATTTGAATTGGTGCAGATTGTGTTGAGTGTATAATTTTTGTCAGTTGATCCACTCTGACTGAGATCCAGTGTTGTGCTGTATCCCGACATGTCAATGGTTGCCGCATGATCGCCCGATCCGTCTTGAGTGATATCTACCGTTTGATCACTGCCCAGAGTTACATCCACAAAATGTTCACCTGATCCCTGTTGTAGAATATCTATGTTATTGCTGGAACCATTTACATCTAAAAATGTCATCTTGTCACCATCATCTTTCTGATCCACGTAGGCAGTGTTGCTGTTACCATTAACGTCCACATCCATAAAGTGTCCATTGCTACCAATGCCGCCATCGTTCTCCTGTAGGATGCCCATAGTGTTGTAGTTGCCAGTGACCTTGAGTTTGGTTCTGTGTCCGCCTGCATCATCCACATTGTCACCCTGTCTCACTGAGATGTTGTTGCTGTCACCGTTGAGATCGAACAGCAACACATTGTTGTCACTGAATGATCCTGCGTTGTTACCTTGTGTGATCGACACTGTGTTGTTGTCGCCTGAGATATCTCCAGCCACCAATGAACTGCTGGTAGAAGTTGTACCTGCCACAAGATTGTCGTTGTCGTATTGTACAATATCTAAATCTAGATTGTCTCCAGATTGTGTGATGTAAATCTGATTGCCGTCGGTTGTGATACCTCTTGTTGTGGTTCTCAATGTGGTCTGTGTGGATGTGGCAGATGATGTGGGCGTGGGTATCGTGGTTGAATATGCCGAACTGGGCACCAGGGCCACGGAACCTGTCTGGTCCCAATACAACTTGAAAGCGGCACCGCCACCATTCTCATACCACCAAGCGTCTATGTAATA